ATAGCGCCTTGATTCTAAATAGCCAGTGGGCAACGCTTGGGTTCTAACGCTCGCGCTAGTGGCCCCTGTTGAACTTTGCATCATGCTACGAATCCTTAAAGGTTCACTCTGGTTCTCGTAAATCTGTACTTCACAAAGATCAAGGTAATCATCAAGCAACGCCGTTAGGTCTGATCGTTTAGACCATTCAGCTACTGACGTTTTAAGATTCGCGTAATTATTTAGAGCCATCTTCTTTCATTTCTGCTTTTGTTCGACGCTTGCGTTTTTTTAAACCGGGTATTTCTAAAGCGGGTCTTTCGATTTGCTCACCTGTTTCAACCTTCGAGTTATCAAGTTTCTCAGGCACGAAGCCATCTTTAGACATCCAGTTTTTACTAAATTCTTTATCACTTTTACACTCGAATTTATCACCCGGCTCTCTCAAAAGCCCGTAAATAAATCCGCGTTTAGTCGCTGTGACTTTCATTTTATCTCCTAATTAAGCCCCCTTTCGAGGGCTTGTTATTTAGCCAATAGTTACGTTATCCGCGTAGCTAGTGTACTGGTCTCCCATACTCAAAGGAGCAACCCAAGCATCAACTGTGATAGTTGGAGTAGTACCCGCCAAGGTGTATCTAACACCTAAGAATTGTTCTACTTCTCCGGCTGTCATTGGGGGAATAGGGATAGAGAATAAGAACCCTGCTACCAGCAAGTCAGCGTCTTGTGCTGGGCTTGTGGGTGTGCCTGATTCAAAAATTCTCCTTCCAACTAATTGCTCAATGCCAGTAGATTGATCAGCAGCGGCGGCATATTCTACGTCAAACGTGTAGTCCTCATCGCCTGTGGTCTGATCAGCAGCTACACCAACGGAGAAAAATACCGCCATAGGTTCACCACTACCGACTGAGCGCTCAATGGTTAAGTCAATAACATTCGTACCTACTGCTGTGGCTGTTAATGCTTGAGCATCACTTAATTTTAGAAAATCATCAATATACATATCATTCTCCTATGTTACAGCCGCTTCAGCGATAGTCAGCGCGTCCATGAGACGAACTGGCACACCAAGATAGCTCATTGTGTGAATGGTTTTCCCGAACTGATTAAGCCCCGGCTGGATTGTTACAGCGCCGTTAGACGTATCTAAAGCCGCAATTCTAAGATTGCTAGCCACGGTCCTATTAACATAGAAAGCAGGGTTGCCGCTTGTAATGTCAGGAATGTGATCAATAGCCTTAGCCATAAGCTTATGAATAGCCGTATCAGCAGTGATAGCCTGAGTACCTGACAATGCGATTAAATCAGAATTGTCTATATTCGCAATCCTAACCCCATCACGCCAATCAGCCACCGCTAGGCCCATTTTCCACTTAAATAAGTCTTTGTAGACTCTAAACGGATTGCCTGCCGCATCGTTTACATCATCTAGCCCAAGGTCTTCATGGGTTAAACCAATATCAGAACCTTTAGGAAAGAAAGTATAGATTCCATTGGTAGACCAGTTGATCAGAAGAATAGACATATTGTCCGAACCTGACCCACCCGCATCGATTACATTATCGCTATTAGCATCTGCTGTTAAATTCGCGTAACGGTTATTGAAACCTACGTATTCTTCAGGGTTTGCCGCGCTTCCGTAAATAAGCGTAGTGCCTTGGGTATTGCTCATTGATTGCAAATGACCTTTCGCCATCTGCATTCTATAGCCGTTTAAATCGTCCTCCAAAACCGCTAGGTCTTCGTCAACATGTGAACGTGCTACCAAAATAGCTGCGTTTTCTGTGACTTGAGCGCTAGTGGACTTAGTTGCCGGTGTACCCGCGTTAATTTCTCTAAAAGAAGCACCCGCCAAACCGGTTCGAACGGTTACTTGTTCGCCTGTTGGAAGGTTGCCTTCTTTTATCACCATGTCATCTAACATTCGGTTAGTCTGACCTAGCATTTCAATAATTTTGGCTGTCTTACCATCTGGATCGCGGGATTTTCCCCAGTCCAGCATGGTAGGATTAGCCGTGCTTAAAGTTGCCATTTTAATTCACCTATTGGTTATAGATTAAGCTTTGCCGTAAAATAGATCAGCAGAACTTTTCGCTTTTGTTTTCGTTTTAACTCTGGCTTTAATTACATTCGGCGCTTTTTGCACTTGCTTATCAATATCTTCTTTATTCCGCTGAAGTTCATCGAACTTAGCAGCTTTTAAAGTCGTTATCATAAGCTTGTGGCTACCCAATTTATTAAAATCTTCTTGGGAAAAATCAGAATCTTTAACATAAGTCTCAATCAAAGTAAGATCAGCTTTTTTTTGCTTGGGGTCTTGCCAAGCAGGAAGCGCGTCTGTTAGTAGCTGTCTTTCAACTTCTAGTAACTTAGCATCTTCTTCTTGTTGTTGCCTAACTGCCTTATCTCTGTTTTCTTGCACCAGTCTCGACTTGTTTTCGATCTGCTCTTTGCGCTTTAAATATTCGCCAGTGTCGCTTGTTCGCAATTCTTCCAATTCACTATCATTAGAATCAGCGTTTAAGGCTTCTTCCAATTTAGAAATAGACTCATTTAAAGAAGTTTTTAGAGCGTTTATCTCTATCTTCTCAGCGTCTAATTCTCTTCGTGTATCGGCTGTGACTTGCGTTTTCTTCGTATAGTCAGCTTGGCGTAAATTGCCCTTCTTCCACTCCAGCACCGTACTTGCGCTTACTTCCTCACCATCGATATCGTAAACAAGTTCGCTTTCTGCGCTTTCGTTATCTTCTACACCGGATTCATCACCCGTTGCGGTATCACCCGCATCTATAACCTCAGTTTCTTGTGTACCAGTGTCTTCGACATCGGTATTGTCAACTTCAGTTGATTCATTTGCGTTGTTTGTTGCCATTATGGGCCTCAAGTCGTCTTAGGGCTTCTTCACCCTTGATTAATTTACTTTCAATAGTCGCCACAATATCATCTAAGACTTGTAACCGCCTACAGTTCTCTTCTCTTACTTTTCGTGGGAACCAACTACCGCGCCTTATAGCGCCGATATAGCTTTCTTCTAACTCGCTTATAACAGACTTCCAGACAGGGTGTCCAGCCAAGGTTTTAGCCTCTTTGCCCGTTGCAAAGTCTTCATGTAATTGTATCTCTCTTTCAAGCTTATCCATTCACACCTTTCCCCGGTATATCCACGCCGTTCTCAACTTCTAACTTAGTGTAATCAAACGTCTTATCTGAATCATGGAAAGCTGTTTTTTGTAACATTTCTAATTGTTTTTGAGTAGTGGCGGCATCTGTCTTAATGAGCTCGACCTTAGTTTTACTCTGTGCATTTATCAAGGATGCTTGCGCTTTAATTTGTTCAGCCTCAGCCAATGGGTTACTTTGTGATAGTTGCTCAATTTGTAACTGTGCTTGCTGTAAAGCGGCTGTCATTTGCTGCAACTGTGCAAAGATTAATTCTTGTGGTGCATCTGGGTTGTTAAAGAATTCAGACGTATTAGAAAATCCTAAAGCTGGGGTTATTTTGTTAAGCGAGTTATATATCTTTTGGTCGTCTGTTAGTAATGATCCGGTCGCTTGTAGTTGTTGCTGAATAGTCAATAGACCCAAAGCTTGCTCTACTGTTTTATCGCCAGCACCAGCGCCTAAGCCTACTTGGCTCTTGGCTACATCTGGAAACTTCCAGTCTGCGGGGTTAACTACCATAGCCTTTCCATTTACCCTAACCTTAACCTCTTTGTCTTGGAACCGTCTGAGCGTCCATACAGCGCCCTCAAACAGCTTTCTAAAGCCTACCTCCGCATGATTACGAGCGACCAGCTCCATCTTAGCCTCATTAGCTTTCTCCACACCTGAGAAGCGTGTCGCTGTCTCTTGGTGGAGCTGGTCGGCTTCTAATCCCTGCGAGGCTATCAGGGTTCCCGTTCTATCTGCTTGGGCTTGGTCTCTCGATTGCTTGACCATGAGAATTTCTTGGCCCACGAAAGGAGTCGTTAAAGGAAACGCCGCCTCTGCTGGATTTGAAGTAGAATTAGGTAGCATCCTAACAACGCCGTCTTTCCTAGAGTCGTAGTAATCATCTGTATTGACATCTTTGCCTAAGATCGTTCTAGGGTTTCCAACATCATAAATATTATCTAATGTAGCTCTATCTAGCTCAGTGTTAACAGATTGATCTTGAATCACTAATGAAGCTCTACCATTGCCTATGGCTTTATGAGGCTCAATGATACAAGAAGTTATCGCGTAAGGTATATGATCGTGCGGTTCGTTCTCTGTAATAGTATTGCCAATCTTTACAATACGTCTGCGCTCTGCAATTCCATCACCATCAAAGTCAACTAAAGCAAAAATAAGCACTTTCTTAACTGTTTCAGCAGACCATAGACTAAAAGCTTTGGAGT